CGGTGCGTTGGTTCTTGGGCCTCATGGGTAGCTACTCCGCATAAATCGCCGAACCAACATTTCATAAGGTCGCATCGTTTGCATCGCGTCGGACATAAGCATGTCCCGATTCTCGAAGTAGTGAGCCGCAAGCATCAAGATTGCTGCCCTGGCCGCCTCTGGTACGCTCTGGCCGTCTTGCGAGTGTCCCGCTTTGTACGTTACCGTCCAGGCATCCCAACGCGATACAGTAGCCGGTAGCGTCACTAGGTAAGCCAACCGGATTTCGTCAACGTGCAACTGGTATTGATTGGCCGCTAGCGTCTGGAGCGTGTTAAGCCCATCGTAATATTGAATCGAGGTTATCGAGTGAATCGGGCTTCGCGGTAGCTTCAATCCATCGGTCCAGAAAGGCAATCGGACTCGAAGCGTCTGGAAACATGTTACGCTGTCGGTATCGTGTTCCCATTGCTCCCTAGCCGCCCCAATCAATGCGGTTAAATGCGTGTCATGGCTTGTGTCGCTGCTTGCGATTTCGAGTTGCTTCTTGACCTCGCTGAGCGTCACCGGCTCGGCTGTTGGCTTCGTCACTACTTCGGGTTTCAATCGCACTTGCAACACCCCTTTGAATCAAAATCAACGCCACGCCATCGGAGAGACTTTCCAGCCTTGAGCCAGCCGGAAAGCCTCTCCACATTGTCAATAGTTCGACGATCACTAGATCACCAAACAAACATCGCCATCGGCCACGCCCGCCGAGGTCGTTGGTGGCAATTTGCCGTAACCAAGGACAGCGACGCCCGCGATGAAACCGCCGCTAGAGCCATCGCCAAAGGTCGCGACAACCTTCAAGAACGGCTCCCTGCCCCTCATGTCAACCATGAAAGCACAAGTCTGGCCGTCGTCGGTCGCACTTGGCAGTGCAAGCGTAGCCCCGTTGTAGCCCGTTCCAGCCGCAAACGTCGCTCCGGTAATGTCGGCATAAACGCCGCCACTGGTAGAGCTTTGTTGGAGCTTCAAGGCCGTCATCGCGATGTCGGTCGCTCCGAGTTGGAGTACGATCAAAGCAAAGTCGAAACCTCGGCAGTCGATAACGTCAGCCGTCACCGTCGCGTTGTCGACGATTGCCGCTGGCTTGATTGCCGAGACACATTTCACGTAATGCAAAGGATTCACGAGTCACCTACTTTCTTTTTGTTGGGTTGGATTAGGAGGCCGAGACCAATTGAAGGATCGGGCCCGGGTTACTTGCGTCGCCGCGCTCGTGGACGTTGTAATCCCATCGCATGGTGGATCGGAAGCCAATTTCGTCGGTCTCGAAGTACCGCGAAACGTCACCGACTAGCTCGAAGTTGCGACGCAAGCCGAGAGTGGAGGCCATTCGCAGATCCCCGAAGTAGCCGAACTTGGTCGATGCCCCGATGGTCTTTGGCAAGACCTCAGAGAAGACAACCGGGTAGCCGAGGAACTGAGTTACCGGCCCTTGCCCAAGGTCTTCCTTGTTGTTGCCGCCGAGCGCCAATTGAAGGCGACCCATGACGTTCGACCAAACAGGCTTGGAGACAAACCAGACCGGATTGATTCCAGGAAACGCTGGGAGCTTGCCAAGAGCCTCTTGGAACATCGCAATCGTAATCGTTGCCGCCGTGTTTTGTCCGGTTGCCGCCGTTACAACCGATCCGGCTGCGAGTGCATTGGCAAGGCCAACGACGCCGTGATAAGCCCCGGTTCCATCGCCAAGGAAACCAGCTTCGTCGGCTGCCAAGGCGTGAGCCAAAGCCGCTTCGGTTGCGATTTCTTCGGCCATCGAGATAGTAGAATCTTCGCTAAGTTCGCTGGAGACCTTGGTAAGCGTCCCCCACTTTCGAGCGACGAGATTCAACGGCCCGTAGGTCGCTTGGGATTGGGTAAATTCCTTGGTTTCGCCAACAGGATAAGCAACCATCCCGGTCAAGCGTCGCGAAGTGGTCAGCGTGTCCGAAACCATGTTGCGAACAAAGGCGTAACGTGGAATCACACCGTACTGAACAACCAGACGAATGACGCCCGCGACAAACTCAGGGGGAACCAAAACACCGGCCCCGGTTGGGTCGTTGGTCTGGAGCGTGTTTTGTACGCCGTGATCCTTGCACCATTGCCGAGCCGATTCGCTGCCGAAATGGGCCTGGAAGAACTTACCAACGCGGAACGCTTCGGCTTCGCCATCTGGCCCAGTAAACACCGCTAGGGGCTTGGTTGCCCGAGCCGTTGCCGGGACTCGGAACGTAGCCCCTGCGAGTGGCTGATTGTCAACGTGTTGGCGAACCGTGTTGGAGACGGCTTGCTCGATTTTCATCGCCCGTTCGCGTTGCTTGGCAAGATTTTCGATCTGGCCCGGCTTGCCTTCGGTCCCGAGGATGGTATCGATCTCGGCTTGCTCATCTTCGAGCAATTCGCGGGTCTCTTGGGTTGCGATTGCTTGAATCGCTTGAACCTTGGCTTGCAAGGCCTGGATTTCGTCTGCTAGTGCTTTCGCGCTCTTCATTTCGACTGCCCTTATTGGGATGTGTGGCAGTCTAAAAACCAAGATAGCGGCATGACTGCCACGGGAAACAAACTGTTTTAAACCGTGTGTCACTGCCGCTAATAAGTTGCAGAGTTGTCGACGCTTCTGGCCGACGCAATAAATCTAGGCTACTGGCCTGGGCTTGTCAAGTGTTTTGAGAACTGGGCAATCTTCTGGCGTGCTAGCATCGTCGCTGCCGACTCGAAAGCGTTCTTCGGCTTCTTGTGCTTCTTGCCATTCTCAACGCGTCCTGTGGCAAGCCCCCAGTTGATAGCCTCATCGACAACAAACCAAGTTTCGTCGGCCATCATCGTCTCAATCAATGACGCCTCTGTTCCGTTCATGTGCTGCCGGTAAATATCAACCAGCGACGCGTCATAGCTTTTCAATGCCGAAATCACCTTGCCTAGTTCGTCCTGGTTGCCCATCGCGAAGGCCATTGCTCGATGGATCATAATCCGCGATCCATCGGCCATGAGGCGATTCTTGCCAGCCAAGAAAATCACACTAGCCGCCGACGCTGCTAGGCTGTCATTGATCGTTGTCACCTCCCCGCCGTGTGATCGAAGTGCGTTGTAGATGCCGATTCCCTCATCGGCCGCGCCGCCTGGACTATTGATCCTGATCGTCACCGGACTGGATCCGAAAGAACGCAACGCATCAACGACGCCCTTTTGCGTGATCGGAAATTCATCCCATCCATCGCCAACGATACCGCTTAAAAGGATCTCGTTGGTTTCTGCTTTGATCTCGATCATTATTTCGCGCCTTTCAGTTCAAATAGCCTGTTTTCCCACGTTTTAACCTCGTTTTCGACGGCTTTCTGTAGCGATTCGCCACCGTATTGAGCCGCCAAAGCCGCTAGAATCTGCGTCGATTTTTCGCAATGGAGCCTTGCTAGGTCACGGTCGAGCCCGATCGCTTCGATCTTGTCGGCCAGCTTGTTTTCCCATTGCGGATACTTTTTGCCTATCCAAGCGACGAATTGAGCCTTTTTCGATGCGTTGATAGCGTTATTGCCTTCGGTCTTGATAAGACCCCGCAACATTTGCTCCACGGCTCGATCGTTTCTGGCTTGCTCTTGGCTGTCCTCCTGCGAGTCCTCTTGGTCATCCTCTGGCGTGTCCTCTGCCTCGTCTGGCGATTGCTCCCCGGTCGCTGTGCTGATCGCCGGGTTGATGAACTCATCGCCGCCGACGTAGGGGTTTAGGTCGAGCTTGGCCCGGCATTCGTTCGGGTTCATTATCCGCGATGCAATCGCCTTGCTGAACGATTCCATTGTCGTTGCCAGGTCAGTTCTGTAGAGTGCTGCCGGGTTGCACTTGAAATAGACTTCCCTCGAACTCTTTTCGCGTCGCGTACGAAGTTTCATATCGCATTGCTCCTCGAACTTGACCAGCCAATGGTCCAGGCATTGAAGGTAAGCCAGTTGGCTTTGTTCCCTTGTGCTGTAGCTACTCGATTCGCCATCCCCTGGCATCGCCTCAAGGCCAAAGAGCATCCCGACTTCCTGCCGGGTTAGCTTTTGCAATGCCGCAAATTGCGCGTCGTTGTTGTTCATGCTCACCGCGTTGGCCTTGATGCCCTCACGCAATAGGCCAGCCTTGGCCGCGTTGTCGCTGCCCGCTTCGGTCTTGTTAAACTCGTCGATAAACTCCTTCGCGTCCTCAGTCTTTCTTAATGCACCCGATGGAGCCTCAAGGAATAGCTTGCCCCGAAAGCCCCGCTTGAGTTGGGTTAACTTGAAGTTCACTTCTTCGCTGCCCGTCGCGAATGTCTTGTTTGCAACATCGAGTAAACCGATACCCTCGACGCCATCGAAGGAAAAACCTGGAACGTGCAAAACGTCCTCATCGTGAAAAACTAGGTAGCCGTTCGAGTCCGCATCATAAGCGTCGAAAAGATTCTTCTTGCTCTGATTGTCCGGCTTTGTGATATGGTACTTTTCGCCCTCATGGATGATAGTCCAGGTCGCATCGGGCATCATAGGGATTAACTCGGTAATCGTCCGAGCGTTGCGAATGATAGCCGCCCTGCCGTTTCCCTTGAGAATGGCATGGCTCAAGAATTGCTCCTTAAACGTCGATGGGGCTTGGATCTTGTTCGGCTGCTCTCTGAGTAGCTGGTAGCCAACGTGCAAAGTATCGTTGATTGAACCCTGCCCAACTACCCGCTTAACATCAACAGGGATTCGCCCGAAGTCCCCGGTTAGTTTGTTGTGGGCGTACCAAGCCGGAGGGACTCCTAGAGCCTCATTCACGCCGACCCTACGCCCGCTCAAATACGAGTCTTCGTCTAGCCCCATCCATCGAGCAAACACGCTAAATAAACTCATCCGAGCCCCCTTTAAGTGACGTAAAGTTTACCCGAAGAACGCTCAGGCTGCAAACTAGCAATCCTGTAAGCCATCACCGCCGCTACGATTGGATCGATCTTGTCTTTCGACTTGGCCTTATCGAACATCCACCGATCCTGGCGATCCTTGCATATCATCGCATTATTCGCGCACCATCGAAGCAACTTGGACTCCAAGAATACCAACCGCCCGTCCTTCATTAGCTGAATGAAGTCGCGAATAGCCTCATTGAAGTTGGCTTGATTCTGTGCCATCCTAGCCGCCGTCGCTCCAGCCTTGCCTATTTTTTCGCCGAGTTGCTGCCCGTTGTAAGGGTCATAGGCTACTTGCTCGATGCCGTATAGCTCGATTTCTTCGATGAGCGATTCGGTTAAATCCTCGATCGGATAGGTACACTTAAACAATTCTTCCGTGTGGACAAACTCGGAAAACGGCATGGCCGTCAAATCCCGCTTTGAGTCTGCCGCGATAAATGCCCGCGTCTTGATTTCGTACCGAAAAACCGTCTTGCCCTTGGCGTCGGTATCGATCGGGAATCTAGCGCACAAGGCATACGCCGCTAAGTCGTCGCGTGCTCCAAGGTCGACCCCTGAGCCGAAAGCGTCGGCCCCGCTCCAATCGCTATGAGCCCCAACGCAAGCATCGAAGTCATTCAGGTCGAACGCTTTTTCGGTCGATGATACTAGGGTGTTGCCGTGGAATCGCTTGAATCGATTGATACCGATCGCGGTTGCCTTGGATTCGTTCCATCGCTCCCTAAGATAATCAGCCTTTACTGAAACGCCGAGATTCGGATTGCTCTTTTTCCAGTTTGCCTCATCGCCTGGATCGTCTTTATCGTCTAGCTCGTAGATCAGAGCGAAAAGCGTATTGTCGCTGTGGATGCCTGAGACGACATTCACCGCGTAGTTGTAATCCTCTTTCCACAGATCGGAACTATCATCGCCTGCCGTGGTAATAATCAGGTGCAATGGTTGCGACCTAGACGCCGAACCCGTCACCATCGTATCGTAGAACTTCCGATGATAGTGGCCCCACTGGTGAAGCTCATCCATAACGACAACATGCGGATTCAATCCGTCAAACGGCTTTTCGCTCGACACCTTGCGAATATAGGATTGATTGTGCTTGAAGGTAATTGTTTCGTTCTTGATGTCTGTGTATTTAGTCAGCGGTTGCGATTGGCTCACCATCCGTTCGCACTCGGAGTAAACGACGTCGGCCTGCTCTTTCTTTGTTGCCGTCAATAGGATCTGCCCTACCGCTTCGGGCTTGCGGGTCTTCGGGTCAATGTCGGCCATGGCGCAGAAGTGACAAACGCCCGCGATGAGCGTTGATTTCCCATTCTTCCGGCCCATCGACCAGTAGACTTTGCGAAATCGCCTTGATCCGTCCTCGTCGCGTTTCCATCCGAAGATGTTCCATAGTCCGAATAGCTGCCAATCTTCGAGGATAAGGGGCTTACCCGCGAATTCTCCGACGGAGTGACGCAGGACAAGAGGGAAGAACTCGCAGACTAACTCGGCCTGTCGTCGGTCGAAGTGATACGGGAAATCCGGTTGGCTTTGGTGTTCCAGGTCGATTCGGTATCGGCGTACCGCATCCTTGACGCGATCGCAAGCGATGATTTCGCCCGTTTCGATTGCGTTGCAGTATTCCTCGACACGTTGGCCGATCCCGCTTGCTATCACCCGGTTGCCCTCATTAGCCACTCTTGGAACGGATCCTCCTCATCCTTTTGGGGTGCTCTGAGTCTTGACCTAGCCGAAGGGGTTAAGCCTAATTCGGCCTCCCGTTTTAAGCATCGGTCAGCGAACTTATGGAACTGGTTCGCTTCGGGCTTGGTCGTTATGCCGCCCTTTGCGTTCATGTCCGAGACCTGCCCGCCCTTGATCGATTCCCACAACGAAAGCATCATTGAGTAGTCAAGGCAATAGCCCGCGATTAGGCCTTGATCGGTCTCGGCCAGTAGATTCATGGATTCGAGTTGATCGCAAACCCAATGCCATCGAGACTTGGCCGCCGGATCCGACTCGACCGCCTCGGGAATCTTTGGCCTGCCTAGCTTCGGTTTTGGCTCATCTGCGTTGCGTCGCTGCGGGTTCTTGGCAAACGCCCCGGAAGCTTCTTTGATCGCACTGTTGAGCGGTTTTCGGCCTTTGACCATAAAAACCCTAGCCTCCTGGTACTAAACTAACAATTTGGTGGAAGGTTTCGTATGCGATCTCGACCGATCGAGTAGCCTTAGTATCAAACATTCTGATGCCGGGGGGTTTCATGGGGCGAACCTCAGCATCATTTGGGTTCCAGGTAGCACAACATCCCTCTTGGCTGTGTTGCATTGACGGCAAAGCAGTTGCACGTTGTTCCACAAGTGC